AAAACTGAGTGGTGGAAATTCAAGGAAACCATGTGGGCCCGGGAGAGGGAAAAGAAGAGGAAAAGGGCGGGGTGAGCTCTGGCCTTTAATAACACAAATAAGATTGTCCCCATAAACTGAGGTGGTGATTCGTGGAGTTACGGGAGCAGGCGAAAAAATTATTCGAACAAGGGGAGCGGCTCAAGGATATATCAGATAAGCTGAATATTAATTATAACACTATAAAGCAATGGAGGCGGCGTGATAAATGGAAAAAGCCGCGTGTAACCGTAACCAAAAAGAAAAAGGGTAAAGTTACGGAAAAAGTTACACCTCAGAATGAGCCGGAAGAACTTACTGAGAAGCAAAAACTTTTTGCCGAGATATACGTTAGAAACTTTAACGCGACCCAGGCAGCTATAAAAGCAGGTTATTCTCCCAGAAGTGCCTTTGTTGAGGGATGTCGACTGCTAAAGCATGTTAAGGTAAGGGCATATGTGGAGGAGCTTAAGGCAGCCCGAAAAGCAACATTGCTTGTTTCTGTAGATGATATCGTGGAGCGGTACATGCGAATTGCTTTTGCGGATATGACAGACTTTGTTGAGTTCGGGCAGGAAGAGATACCGATAATGACAAAAGAAGGGCCAATCATAATTAGAGATCCAGATACCGGAGCAGAAGAAATGTTTAAACAAAGTGTTAATGTGGTGAAGTTCAAAGACCATGATCAGGTGGATGGCGGGTTGATATGTGAAATAAAAACTAGCCGGCAGGGTACTAGCATCAAGCTTGAGAACAGGCAGAAAGCTCTTGACTGGTTGTCTGAGTTCTTTGATATGAACCCTGAGCATAAATACAAAAGGGCTCACGATGAGAAAAAGTTACAGCTTGAACGTGAACGCCTGGAACATCAAAAAGAAATGGATAGGTTAAAGGCGTGGTGACATGGCTAAGTATGCAGTAATTAAAAGTTTTCTTGCTTCCGATCCATGGCAGACACTGAGGCTACTTCTTATCAATGAGCGTGGCCTCAGGTGTGAGTACTGCGGTGAGAGAGTTGTCGAGTCAAGCGATTTAACCGGACACCATAAAATAGAGCTGACACCTGAGAACGTCCATGATGCAATGATAGCCTTGAACCCGGATAACATCCTAATCGTTCATCATGATTGCCATAACAAGATACACAACCGGTTTGGGTACAAACCCAGCAAAGAGGTATACCTTGTTTACGGACCTCCGTTGGCCGGGAAGAAAACGTTTGTTCGAGAGCATATGGGGCGCGGTGATATCGTGGTGGATATGGATCTGCTATATGCTGCAGTATCAATGCTGCCAAGCTTCGATAAGCCGGACAACCTACTGGCTAATGTCAGGGGCATACACAGCCTGCTGATAGATAATATCAAGACACGCTACGGTAAATGGAATAGCGCCTGGGTGATAGGCGGTTATGCTGATAAGTATAAGCGTGATAAGACAGCTGAAGACCTGGGGGCCGAGTTGGTGTTCTGTGATGTGAGTAAAGAAAAGTGCATGAGGCGACTGGCACTTGATGAGGACAGGCAATATCGCCAGGATGAATGGCGCGGGTACATAGAGAAATGGTTCGAACGGTATACGGCTTAGACAAAGAGGAGAAGGATAATGGCAGAAAGAGTAGATGGATTAACAGAGCAGGAAGGCAAGGTGATGGATGCGCTAGTTAGTGCGTGGAATCAATTTACTAAATTAGAGGTGCAACATCCTTCTGATGTGCCGGACTTTGCAAACGCTATTCATCAATGCCAACAGATATTGGGAATGAGGGTGTTGCAAAGAGATTATCCGAAAGGCTGGCCAATCAAAAAGAGTAAATAACCCTCCCCCCGTCTTACCAAAAACAGGAAGCAGCCAGGGACCGGAGAGGGGGCCTTTCTTTCACACATACCGTAAATTTTGAAATCGGTTGGAGGCTTTCAGAAACATGTCAAAACAAGAAGAGTACCAAAAAGAACTGATAAAACTGACCGAGATCTTCGCTGAGGTGGAGCCGGCCAAGACGAAGCTGGTTCAAGGGCTTATTGAGGATGCGGCATTTCTCAAAGCCGAAAACCAAGAACTGAGAGATACTATCGCGATAACCGGTATGGTCAAGATTCACCCTGATCACCCGGAATTGCAGAAACCGGTTGAAGCAGCCAGACAATATCTGAAAAATGTCAACAGCTATGCCGTGGTAATAAAAACCCTAAACGGCGTATTAAACAAGAGTGCCATCGAAGAAGATGACGAACTGAGTGAGTTTGAATGAGCACTTATCCCCATAATGTAATTTACGGTCACAACTATAACGGTACTCACTCCTGGCTCTTAGAATATATCCATAAATGCAAGTCAGGTGAAATTCTTATTGGCCACGAATTGATGCTGCAGCTGGATATGTTGCTTGGGCACTTCGAAGATCCGGCCATAAAGATAGAATTTGAGGATGCCTATAAACGGATTAAGTTTATTGAGACTAAATGCAAACACTCAGAGGCTCCTTTTGCTGGGAAACCTTTTCTGCTGGAGCTGTTCCAGAAGGCTTTTGTCGAAGCCATTTACATATTCAAGATTTACGATGATGAAGTTGGACGATACGTTAGGTTGTATCAAGACATACTATTTCTGGTTGGCCGGAAAAACGGAAAGACACCACTTGTTTCAGCCATTTGCCTAGCTGAATTTTTCTGTGGCCCAATGGGGCTTAAGATACTGTGCTCATCTAACGATTATGAGCAGGCAGACCTGATGTTTCAGGCCATCAATGCTATGCGCGAAGAATCGTCGGCACTGGAAAAGGTCACCCGAAAAAATGTTAAAGGTATCTTCTTTGGCAATCCCAAAAAGCCAAAGAAAAAAGGTAAATTTTCTTACCGCAACAAAGGAAATATTCGCAAAATATCGGCCAAGACCGGTGCAAAAGAAGGCAAAAATATCGGTGTTGGAGCAGTAGACGAAGGGCATGAACTTAAAGACAATTCTTCCATAATGCCGATAAGACAGGCTTTATCAACACAGGATGAACCCTTGTTTTTTGAACTTACAACTGAAGGATTTACTAACGAAGGCTATCTTGACGGGCGATTAAAAGAGGCCCGCCAGGTCCTGACCGGTGAGCTTGAAAGACGGCGATGGCTGATATGGCTATACACTCAGGACAGCGAGGCTGAAATATGGCAGGATGAACGAACCTGGGTTAAGAGCAACCCTGGCCTGGGCGCCATAAAGAAATGGTCTTTTCTCAGGCAGATGGTCGAAGAAGCCAAAACCAGCAAGTCTACCCGGGTCTTTGTATTGGCCAAAGATTTTAACCTTAAGCAAAACAATGCAGCTGCCTGGCTGATGCCTGAAGATATCGAAAACAATGAAATTTTTGATATAGAAGAATTCAGGAACTGTTTTGCAATCGGAGCCTCTGACCTTTCTAAAACAGGTGACCTGACCAGCGCCAGGATCCTGTTAATGAAACCCGGAAGTAATAAAAAATACTTCTATCAGCAATATTTTATTCCGGAATCAAAACTGGATAATTTGCCTGAAGAAGATCTACCTAGGTTCAAGGAATGGATCCGGCAAGGGTTAATTACTGTTTCGCCAGGCAACGAAAATGACTTCAGGTTAGTTACCGCATGGTATGTGAAACTGTATAAAGATTATGGTATTAGAGTCTATAAAACGGGTTATGATGAATGGTCAGCAATCTACTGGGTCAAGGAGATGGAAGATACGTATGGTTTTGAATGCAAAAAAGTTAAGCAAAACTGGGGAAGCATGAGCGAACCCATGAAGCTTGTAGAAAAAGATTTACAGAGTAACCTGATTGTTTATAACGATCATCCCATAGATAAGTGGTGCCTTGAAAACACCGCATTTAATATTAACAGCAGGGAAGAGATTATGCCGATTAAGGTTCAAGGCAAAGAGGATAAGAAAATTGACGGTGCTGTAACTATGATAATTGCTTATAGGATTTACATTGACAATCGGACAGAGTTCTTAGAACTTGTTAAAAGGGCGGCATAAGGATGGTGATAAGGTGGCCTTAATGGATTTTGTAAAAGGAATATTTTCAAAAGAAGCCCGACAGCGACTGCAGTACGCTAAACTGCTTAACGGCTACATTCCAATATTCAGCCAGTTCGGTCAAAACATATACGCTTCAGATGTAGTCCAGATGTGCATTGATGTGATTGCCACTGAGATAAGCAAGCTTCAACCAAAGCATATCAGAACAGACGCAAACGGAAAAAGAGCAATCCCAACCGGCAGCCTTAACAGGCTGTTTAAATTTGCCCCGAATCCGCTGATGACAACGCGGGACTTTCTCGAAAAGATTATCTGGCTGCTCTATATGAACTATAACGCCTTCATTTATCCGATGTATGAGAATAAACCTGACGGCCGGGGCAACTTCACCAGGGAATATACGGCATTCTATCCACTCAATCCTACCCAGGTCGCTTTTCTGCAGGATGAGGCTGGAAAACTATTTGTTGAGATGACATTTGCGGCCGGAAATAACTTTACCCTGGCTTACTCGGACGTCATTCACCTTCGGAAGAAGTTTTCCATGAATGACATCATGGGTGGCGGACTCAATGGCCAGCCGGACAATGCGGCGCTCTTAAAGGTGTTGGACATTAATGACACCGTACTGCAAGGGTTACCGAAAGCCATAAAAACCAGTTTAGCTATACGCGGGGTATTGAAAATAAATACCATGCTTGATGATGATAAGCAGAAAGCGGAGAGGGCCAAATTTGAAGCTGCATTAGAATCGGGAACGTCCGGGATATTGCCCTTAGATATGAAGGGTGAATTTAAGGATATTAAGATCGACCCTAAAGTCATCGACCAGGACACCATGGATTTTCTGCAAAACAAAGTCTTAAACTGGTATGGCGTGTCTGTTCCCATTTTGACCGGGGATTATACTGATGACCAGTACCAGGCGTTCTACGAAAAAACCTTAGAACCGGTTGTCATTAGTCTGCACCAGGCCTTTTCAAAGACAATATTTACCCAGCGAGAACTTGATGTAGGAAATGAGATAGCTTTCTTCCAGAAACTCATGATGTACCTGAGTACAAAATCGAAGTTGGAACTGCTTAAGACGGCCGGTGAGCAGGGCTTGTTGACTGATGATCAAAAGCTGGCCATTTTGGGGTATCCACCATTAGAAGACGGCACTGGCCACCGCCGAACCATGTCACTTAACTATATCGATACTGAGCTTGCTAATGAATATCAAATGCTGCGGGCAAGAGCCCCGCAAACCAATCAAGGAGGGACCGAATAATGGGCGAAAAAAAGCTGCCTAAAAATGATGAACTGGTAATCCGAAGCTTTGGTGTTCCGGATATTCGAGCTGTCGATGATGGAGGCATAATTGAGGGCCATGCTGCGGTCTATGACCAAAAAACAAATATAGGCAACTGGTTCTATGAAATCATCGAGCGCGGTGCCTTTGATGTCTGTGACTTTGACGACGTACTCTTTACAGCTAACCATGAACTATGGGACATTCCTTTGGCCCGCAGCCGGAGAAATAATAGTAATTCAACTTTACAGCTTGGTCTGGACAACCAGGGCCTTTTTATTAGAGCTAATATGGACATTGAAAACAATGCAGAGGCAAAGAGCTTATATTCCGCTGTGAAGAGGGAAGACATTACCGGGATGTCTTTTATTTTTTACGTAAAGGAAGACCGGTGGGAAGATTTAGATACCGACATGCCGACCAGGCATATATTGAAAATCGCCAAAGTTCGCGAAGTTAGTGCCGTGAATTACCCAGCGTATTCTGGCACTGATATAAACGCTCGTAATGACCAGTCTGCATTGGAGAATGCGAAAAGGGCATTGGAGAATGCCCGGTCTACGTTGGAGAACGAAAAGAACGAGCGGGAAGCTCTGAAACTTAAAAACCAAATACTGATGAAAGGATAGGTACAAAAATATGAAAAAGAAACTACTGGCCCTGTTGGCCAAAAAAGAAGCAAGGAAAAAGGAGCTTGGTACCAAAGCCGAGTCTACCGATGATGTTGCTGAACTCAGGAGTATTAATACTGATCTTGAAGGTCTTAATGCCGAAATTACCGAGCTGCG